TATTCTCTTGATAATCACGAGGTTCTCTTTCTTCCTCCTCACGTAATTCATCACCATCCTGTGCACGACCATAGTTTTTATAAGCAGCTTTTCCTTGGGTCATAGCAAACTCAGCAGCTTTATCTCTACCATATCCAACAGCCTTTGTTGCAAGGGCCTTTGTGGTAGGTTTACTTATATACTTACCAATAGTTTTTTGTAATGGATTAAGCTTTCCTACTCCTAACATTGTGGCAGCAGTAAGATCCCCTTTAGCTAAACCTCTGGCAGCGTCAACAGTTCCTTTAACCTTGTTAACAGGGTTGATGAAATCAACAGGTGTGTCCATAACATTTCTGGCCAAAGCTCCAGACTCTAATCCTTTTCCCATATAGTCAGGAACACTTCCATATTTAACCATCTGTTCAGCTGAAGTCATAGGGTTGGTTACAACATCCCATGCCTTACTGAAGAATCCCTGTTCATCTTGAGTAGCAAGATTTCCCTGCTTCTGTACTTGTTTATTATATTCAGCTCTCTCCTTAGCTTCTCTAGCATTTTTAACAGCTACCTTACCTTGGTACATGTCTTTCTTAAGAGCTAAAGCAAGATTCTGTTTCTTATTAGTGAGAGTTTCTTTCACAGTCAGACCTTTACTTAACTCATCTCCATATGCAGCAGAGGGCAAAGTCTTCTTAGCATGCTTACCATTGGAAGGAGCTCCTATTCTAGCATAACTAAAGCCCACAGAACCTGGGTTAACTCCACCTGTAGAACCACCATTCTGAAATTGTCCTCCCCATGCAGGAGAATAGTTTCTTCCCTCAGTGGAAACACCAAGGTTAGGACCCTTCATCTTGCTATCATTAGGGTTTTCTTCCTTCCCATAATTGTCTAACCAGCCTTTCATTATTTGTAAGAGTTTTGACTTGGAGCCACAATGAATTGAGACACCAAGTGAGTTGTACTTGAGTTATCTAGTATATGTCTTATGCGCAAATCCTTCGCACGTATAGGAGCCTTTTTAAAGGCCCTGGTTGAATAATCCATGTTATCCTGGTTTACCACCTTATCAATGGATAATGATTCACAGGAAGGCTTGAATAAGAACGTGAGAGGGTCTTTGGCTATATTCCAGAACACATTATATTGATAGAAGTTATCAGACTTCGTATATGTAATAGTTTTGCTGTCTACACCATATTTTGGATAAGCATTGTATGCCTGTAAATTATTTAAAGGCTTGGCCTCTAGGACAAGAACTCCAGAAGACTGTTGGTCATTGTAGAGAATTGCTTTATTAAACCATTTGTCATTAGGCTGTACTTTCAAACAGTTGGTAAATACCCCTGTAGGATCTTTAGTATACTCATACACCTTAGTAAAGTCCTGTACATTCTGTAGGATTTCATCCTGGTATTGGAATGAAAAAGGATACTCTATGATGTATGGTTCTATATTGTCATAGTAGAAATTGTAATGTACCACATCTGTAAGGTGTCTCCACATACAAGCCTGGTAAGTAACATTGTACTGAGCCATTCTATACTCATCTAAAGTTACAGTCTCTATCTTCTTTATCTTTCTGAACTTACACTTGCCTGTAGACTCCAATATGATGTACTGTATATCGTCAGCCACCTCAAAAGCTCTACCATTTATAAGGTCACTCATAGGCACATCAAGGGCTATGACAGCTCCACCACCATCATATAGGTTGAAGGGGCCAAGCCCTTCGCCTCCCTGAGTTAACTTTATTACTATTATTTTTGACATGATATAAATTTATTAAGGGCATATAACATCACCACAAGTGTCTCGTTCAGTAGCAGGATCAATATTAGCATTAACAGGTCCTGGATCCATACCAACAAATGTTAATGGAGAATATCTTATGTTATTCAAACTATCATAATACCATTTTCCAACAACAAGAGGCTGAGCATTTATTACATCACCAATTACAAGGAGAGAAGCACAACTAGTACAATTAGAAATTGTAGGAGTGTATCTGTAATAAGTACCAACTGGTGCACAAACTACTCCAGGACAATTGTCTTGTGCACTACTGGCTGGAATACTTCTGTCTGTACCACTGCCACATCCTTTGTAGCACACTGTCAACATTTTGAATCCTGTTACAGGATCATAGAAATATTTATCTTCAGGTAGGAACTCAGAGTTACCAATAGTTCCTGTTCCTGTAGCTGTACAGGTTCCACAGATAAAGAATTGAACATCATATAAATACAAGTTACAAGTAGTTGTTGTTGTGGTTGTTGATACTGTACATGGATTTATTGATACAATAGTTCCATCAGCAGCTATTTCATAGATACCCTCATCAGGGTCACCTGTATAATAGAAACCAGCAGCAGCAGGAACACAGTCCATTGAGAAGTTATCTGCAAATAATTGGGTACCAACTTGTTTATTAACACCCCAGAAGTTTATACGAGTCAGTAGAACATTGCCCACATTAGTGAATGCATATGTTTTACCATTACAAGCATTTGCTAAAGTGGTTGAAGTGTTCACTTGTAGTGGTGGTGATATGGTAGCATAACCTGAATACATAGTAAACTGTACTACTTCAGAAGGTCTTTGACAAGGAGGAGGTGGTGTAGGAATCAATATTATTCCTGTTCCAGCCAAACCACACAACAGTACTGTAATAGTACCACCATCCATTGTACAATCTTTAGGGATTGTTGTGGTAGATGTAGTGGTAGCAGGTACCTGATATGTTGTAGTTGATGTAGTTGTTGAAGGGTTTGGAACCAATTCTCCTACCACAAAAGTAAAATCAAAGTCACTACAGCATCCTTTCTTACCTGAATAGAAGAAGTTATTATCTCCTATGTACCAGTTAGGTAGGTAGCTGTGGAACGAAATCCAGCTGTTAGTTACAAAACAGAATGATAAAGTCCAGGACTTATTGCAGAAACTGTCTGCATCAGAAAGCAATACAGGGGTTCTGAAGGAGCCTCCATTACCTAATTCTGTTTCTCTGTAGAATTCCTGAAGAACAGGATCATGTTTTATCTCTTTATCAAGTGGAATATAATCAAGCTTAGTGATTATTATCCTGTCATACTTACTGTCATATACTCCATGAAGACCTAATCCATTGAAGTTATTATCAATATTTGCTTCTGGAAAGAATCTTAGTATCTCAAAGGCTAGGTGGTCTGTGAAGAATCTATTCATTCCACTGCCTGGAGCAGACAGATCTTTTGCCTGAGCCTGTCCACCTAATAGGAAGACTTGCCCTCTTTTGGCATCTATACTTATCTGTCCTTCAGGTATTTTAAGCAAGAACTTGTGTTGACTACCTACATATCCCAAATCAGTTTCTCCAAAATCAAGAGGAGGATTGGTACGAGAGAACAAAGATTGTCCTAAATATACCTGGCCACCTGTATTGGTTTGGGTTGTATACATAGCATTATAGAGCAAGGATTTGTTTTCAAATCTTGCTAGCACCTGTCTATTATCAACACCATCTAATGATGTTAGCTTTCCATAGTTCTGAGGGAAATCAAAGTAGGATGTAGCTCTATAAGTAAGCCAGTTATTAACTGATGAGTTTGTTGTGGTTACTTGTTGGTCTGAGAATATAGCTCTGAATGGGAATACAAACTCACAAGGTTTAAATGAAAACCCTGGAGGAATATGAGTGAAAAATGTTTCTTTATTCTGTTTGGAATAAGTTACATTGTAGGTATATGTGTTATCATTAGCTATGGACACAAAGCTTTCCTGTACCCATTCATCAGGGATACTGGTACTAACATGTGGCCAAAAGTCACCTTCCTTGTTATTGAAGGCTTGTCTAAGATCCACATTATAGCTAGACTCAACATAGAAGTTAGGAATACCATAGGCAAACAAGTAGAAGTACCCATCATAGAAAGTTCTATTAGGGTCAGCTTTTGATACTTGCTGACAATTAGGACAGTCAAAGTTGTGTGCTTTATAGGATATAATATTGGTTAAGGTTCCTCCATTGTTAGGTACATGATAGTCTTCCAGGATACTTCTGGCTGAATGCCAGAACTTAGGATAAGCTATATTACCTAGCTCATCATAGAATATCTCGCTATCATCAGGAGCCCCAACTCTATTATCAATAAAGAAAGGCAACTTAGTCTTAAAGGCAAATCTACAGATAAAGGTATCTCCACCAAACACAGTTGTAGGTTGTTCTACAGGAGAATCAAAGTCTACCTGGAATCCTGTATCAATGGTTTGATAAGAATACATCTGACCCCACTGTCCTCTGAATGTATTCTTGATTGCTGCATAGTAGGAAACAACACTAATATATTGTTTCTTAGCAGGATCAGAACAGCTGCCAGGACAGTAACTAGGGATAATAGTAGTTGTGGTGGTTGTAGTACCAGTACCACATATAGTACCACCAGCACAACCAACAATGAATCTTGATATATCTCTAACATTAAGGCCAGCCATATTAGGACTTAAGTGTGGAAAAAGTAGTGGAGCCTGTTCATCATCTGTTCTTAAGTAAACTGAAGTCTCTCTTTGGTAGTTATTTATTACCACATCTCCTTCCTCAACACTCTGATTAGCAGGAATTAAATATTTCTTTAAGTCTAATCTTCTTTGTTTAACCCCTTGACCATCAGGAACAGCCACACAATAGTTATAATCTGCTATTGAGTTGAAAGAATAAGCATAGTTCTTTCTTGTAATACCATTGATGTATATCTCCAAGTAAGCTTGGTAAGCAGTAAACATTGCAGTTATATCTCCTTTTGCTATAGCATGTGCACTATCTAATGCGTCTATTTGAGCTTCTCTACTGAGCAATCTATATTTAGCATTGTCTTTAACTTCAACGAAGTGAGCCTGGCCTGCACCAAACATAACACTTTCCAGCTTAAGAACATCTCCTAGGAAAGGCTGTCCAAAGGAAGTCTCTGGGGAGTTGAATATTTGTCTGTAAGCAAGATCAGGTGTACTGGCAATAGGAGATATAGGTATATCACCACTGCAATCTAAAGTAGAGCGTCTTCCAATATGAGGATTACGTAAACTACCACCATGTAAGTCTATAGTATTTAAAGGTTGTTTTGGATTATCTTGCTTGTCAGTGTCCTGTTTACATTCAAAGAACCACTTCTTGCTATTACATCCACTAGTATCTACACCATCTCCTACTGCAACTCTACACCACTCATCATCATCACTACCAAATATATGATAGTTCATATTTGTTGATCTTAGTGTGCTACTGGTATTCTCACTGCTAAATGGATCAGTCCACTTAAGTTCAAATCCTTCAGCATCAGCACCAGCAGGAAGCAATGATACATGGTAAACATCATATTCAGCTGGACCAATAGTAGCTCTAGCACCTGTATCTACAACATAGATAGGACGTGTAATGGAACATAACTCATAGGTTTGTCCATTAACTATATCCATTGTTGCTGGTTTGTTTGTATTTGGGTCCTGAAACTGAAGTTTACCAGAGGCTGTACAAACTACTAACCATGTTTTGGCAATCTGTTGATAAGCATTGTTGGCACTGTTTAAGAAAACATCTGCATTTAAATCATTATATGGATAGTTGGCATAATAAAATGTTTGTTTTTCTCTTTCGTATTTGTTTACATTACGAAGAATACCTTTAGCAACAATAGATCTGTTGTCTGTTCTATCCCCTCTGACAATCTTGTAGCCAACAATGTCAGCTTTTTGTTCAGCAGTTAAGTCTGAGCTTTCTATTAAAAGTCTTATATTGGCACTATCAACCTTTACTCCAATAGGAAATACAGCAACATTACCCATTTCAAGTTTTGCTCCTGCAGTATGAGTCTTACACTCAATGATAGGAGAGATCTCTACATCAGGAAACTTGTGGTGTCTTATAGGTGTATCAGCTAAATCTCCCCACATTTCCTTATCACAAGAGTATTTAGTATCAGACTCCCAATAAGCAAAAGAACCATATTGATGAGGTCCTTTATAATCAGCAACATCTGGTTCATAATCATCAGAGAAACCAAGCACTTGTGCTGTATTATAGATCTTCCAGTAAGGAGCTCCATCAGGATACAGTTCTGGATCCTCTATAAAGTCATTATCTGTAATAGGAATAACAGGAAGGTTCTCCTCTCCTGTTGTCATTCTTCTTCCAGGGATATGGAAAGCATCTGTATATCTACCACTTGTCAACAAGTAGACAATCTCAAAAGGATATATCTCATCACGCAAATAACCTCTCAAGTTAGTTGCATTCAACTCATCTGCATAGTTTTCTCCAGGAGGAATTCTATATGTTTCCCATAATAGCACTATTTGATTGGCTATCTTTTGATAGTTCACCCTCTCTGCAGTGGATAAACCTTTCCATATTAATACATCCTGAGCTGTTGTTACATCATCTGCAGGACCATAGATAGGGAATTGCTCAAATATATCATTGATAGTGAGTCTTATTTGGGTTACATTCTGTCCAGAATAGGTAATGCTTTTAGATGCACCCTCTATAGGAAAGGTTCCCACAAGCTCCACGCTTGTAATATTGTTAATGGTTTTGATTACAGCTATATTGAAATAGGTAAACTGTCCACCAAGCTCTATATTACTAACATCAAGAACAATAGCCTTACCTACTTGATAGTTAAAGTTATTTGTGGTTAATTGTATATCTGCTATAGGGGTAGGATTGGTAACTGAATGGTAGTTAGAAAGAGGATTACCCATCGCATCACTGTATTGAAAAGCAAATTGATAGGTTCCAGCAATAAGATTACCTCCATTCATAACATCCTTTACAAATAATTGAGGAATAGAATAGATAGGTTGTACTCTAAGCTGGTTACAATCTAACTGATTAGTCATACTTGGGTCACAAGGGGTGCTTCCTTCAGTAGGTAGATATGGTATTTTATCTAGGTTTAGGTATCTTCTGCTATCAGCATTAGTCTGTGCCCAATAAATCTCTGTACCACAGTTGCCAGTTTTATGAACTACCTTGTGAATAGGATGATTAACATCAAAGTTTAAACAGTCTGCATTGATAAGGGTATGGTACACACAATCATTGTTGACTTCATAGCCTATCTCACTCTGCCCAGTAGCAGGGTTCGCAAGGAAAAAGATTTTCTTAGCCTGTTCAGAGATAAAGTATCTTCCTATTACCACATAGTTATGAGGGAAGTTTAAGCAAAACTCAGTACCAGGTTCATTCTGATATGTAACACTGTTGTTATCGAAGTTCTCTAGAGCTGCATTTAGGGCATAAGACAGGGACCCCTTACCAATTTGGCTGGGTATATTATCCATGTTAAGGCCTGTTATGCCTTGACCAAACTCAAAATTAATATCACCTTTGGGGGTTTTATCTTCTGCCATAATTATTGATTATTTCTGTAAGGACCATTAGAGTTTCTACCATCTCGTCTGATACGCTGTGGTAGTTCATACATGTTTAATCTATTTTTATCCTTGATTATTCTTCTTTGCTTAGCAAAGACATCTTGTTTCTTGATTTCAATATCAGCCATGATATAAGCCTCATCAGCTAACTGTTTATAGTATAGCGTCTTTTGCTGTATCTGGTTAAAGGTTTCATCATTGGTTTGATTAGAGAGTATCTCAAACATTTTATACTTAATAAAAGCTTCTACAAACTCTCTGATACGATAATTATCTGGAATCAATTGGTTCCCTATTTCATCATACTCAGTAGCATACATGAGTAGGAATACAGTTCCCTGTCTGAAATTGACAACAAACTTGTTATCTCTTATATCAAAACTGTCTGGAGCATTACTGCCAAAGTTTGCACACTGCAAATCACAATGTTCTCTAACTGATACATTCCCTGGTTTAAGTAGGTATTGTTTGTGCAAGCTTCTTGCAATCTCATTATTGGTTTTATATACCACCTGAATTAAGTCTGGCATACATTGCCCATTACAGTCTACATTATTGCAGTCTGCATTAGCACAGCTATTAGTTTGTTCTGTTGTTGTTGGCCCAACCTGTATAGTTGTGGCAGTAGCAGTCTGTGAATAGAAAGAGTTTGCCTGAGAAGCAGGACGAAGAGGAAGCTCTGTGCATAACCACGCCTCTCTAACAGCATAGAAATTATCTGGTAATCTGGCCTCGAAGTCACATATATCCAGAATAATTGGCACAATAGTATATGTGGTGCGCCCTAACTTCTTAAGACATTTGTCCAAGTAGGTAGGAAACAACAAATCATCAATAGCGCCTGTATCAAAGTAGGACTTTAATTCCTCTTTTACTGTTGCGAAAACAGGTTCAGGGCTTACGAAATCGTATTTATAGTAGTAGCTCATTGTATTTTAAATTTGCCATTCACGATATATATGTTGGTACTTCTCATCTATTTTTATATAATGGTTAATGAGTCTAGATGTGACTCGACAAGGTCTAAAGAACCATAGATTAGAATGTTTGAATCTTGCTGACTTCTTGAACCAATGCCAGCCAAAGAAGAAACCTTCTGTATGGTAATTAAAATTATAAATAATTTTACCTTTCTCTTTAGTTTTCTGCCAATCAACAGCCAAATTGATGAACTCATCATTAGGGCCTTTCATTTTTCTTCTCTTCTTTTTGACTATGGTGACCTCACCCAGCCCCAAAGGAAGCTTTTCTTTATTACCTGTTTCCAGTATGTGCTCTCTAAATAGGTCATTATAAGAGTAAATTATAGTTTCCCATTCGACAAAAGTCAACTTTAAATTGGGATGTTTCTTGCAAAATAAACTGTAGTTCTCCCTGCTCGCTGAGCGCCACTCTACTGCTACTCTCATATTATGTCAAATTAGGTGCATTTGGTGCCTGTCCATCAATTCCATTATCAGACATATCAGATTTAAGATTGAAGTAAGTTTGTAATAGCTTCTGACTTGTAAGAGTAAGTACCTGACTTCTTAGATATCCTGGTAAAGGAAACTCCTTATCCAGAGGATTCATGCAGAAATCTTCAACACTAGCCCTAACACCACAACAGCATTCAGGATACAACACATCATTTGGTACAATTTCCTCAAAGAATGCCACTAATCTTATTGCCTGAACATCAGGATTAGTCACATATAAGTAGTCATTGCTCACCCAAAAATAACTTTCATTCTTAATGATAGGCAATTTTAATAGGTTTATATATCGATTTACAGTAATCTCTTTTAGTTTCTTTCCTTTTCCAGACATGGCATTAATAGAATAAACCCCTTGGACAACATACTGGTAATTACCTTCTGCCATCTTTGGGATTTTTAATTTTGTTCTGGAAATCATACACTCATCTACAAAGTTACAGCATTCTGAAATAGGAACCTGTATCATTTCTAGGCAAGGTATAGTCGTAAAAATAGTATCAGTGGCCCACAGCTTTCTAAGATTGGTTTCTCTTTTGACAAGCAATAGAGTATTATTCCTAACCTCAGAGGCTATAGCTCTGTCTGTTATCATGCTGTCAGTAGACAGCAGTTTGTGAAGACTTCTTACATCACTCACTATACTTCTCATTGTTGACATAAGCTTGTGTATTATAAAATATGGTAAAGTTAATAAATAGTTCGCAGTTATGCTATAGTTCACTAATCATACTGATTATTATTTGTAATTAAGTTGATTATAAAATGGTAATCCCCAGCTCTTTACACTGGGGAAAACCTATCAATATGTAAACCAATAAACATATTGATATTATGGTAACACAGGTGTAGTTGTATCTGCGTTATTTAATATTGCCACAAGAGTATCAAGTCTGTATCTTAGTGTAGCTACTCGCTCTCCATTAGTAGATGCACTTTGAATATTTAAGCTTATAACTTTAGGAACACTATCTATAGTTCCTGTAAACTGAGCTGTTGGATTTGTCCAAACAAAACCACTTTTTACAGGAGTCCCTCCTTTCCATAATGTAACTGCACAAACAACAGGATTGGTTGTTGGTGTTACCCACCAGAAAGCCCTGAGATCTGCAGTAAACTCAGTTGCAGAAGGAAACAGTGCTTTAAATTGACCCACATTTATTAGAACAGATTCAAATCCAGTTCCAGTATTATCATTTCCCCAGGTTAAAATAGGTGTTCCTGCAGCAGGATATGCTGCAGAACAGCCATATCCTTGATACTCAGAGTGTGCATCCTGACCAATATCAGGAAGAGCAATTCTTGTTCTTGTGTCCAAATCTCTACCAGGAGACTGAAACTCATAAGTAACCATAATCCAGTCTGCATCAAACACAGTTGCAGATTGTCCTAATCTAATGGTAGCCTGTACTGTACACGTATTACTATCTGTAATAACAACCACATAATCTGTAAGAGAAGCTAATCCTGTAATTACTAAAGGACTTACTGCTGCTATAGGAGCTCCACCATTTATAGTATAGGTAGATGGACCATGAGTAGTTGTATAATTTATAGTGGCAGTTCCATCAGTTCCTCCTAAAGTAGTAGGATCTGTAGTCACTATAGTACCTATATTTAAGTCACAAGGAATGGTACAGGTAGTAATTGCAGTAATTTTTCCTGTATCATCAGTCTCATAACAGTTATCTCCATTTGAAACAAAACCATTAGTAACAGGATACAGCAATCCTGTATCTGTGCACAAACGACAGTTTAGCGCTAAGGTCTGACATTCACTATAAAAATTTGCCATTGTTACTTTTTTAATTACATAAAAATTCTACTAGCAGCTGCACTACACGCTGCTGGACAATCAATACCAGAAAACAAAGTAAACTGATAGGAGATTAATACCAAAGGAATATCAACATAAGACGTACAGTTTCCTTTAGACTGTACTCTAACAATAGTAGTACCATCTGGAGCATCTGAAGTGGTGTATCCAGCCAATAGTTGACCTTGAGTTATATCAACATCAAAAGAAGACATAAAGGCATCCACATTTGAATACAAATCAAATGGTCCTGTATCTGCTTCTGCTGTCGTTAATGTTATCTTTATTGTCATTTTGTTTATATTTTAAGGGCACTGTACTCCTGCACAGGTGGCTTGTTTAGATGCATCATTTATACTGTTCTCATAAGAACCAACAGTGACAGTACCAATAAAGGATACAATTCTTCCTGAACGTCCAAGTGATTGAATATAATACCACTGGTTAACAGTAAGAGCTGTTCTGTTATTTATTACTGCTGCAGTTACTGCTCCACAAGTACCACAAGGTGCATGCTGAATATTATATGAATAGGCAGTTCCAGTAGTAGTTGAGGTCGTTGTTGTTGTTGGACATACATAAGTTCCTTGAATTTGACCAGTATTATTAAAGGCATAAGCAGTTCCTGAGTTATGTTTAAAATAGTTTCCTCCACCAACTATAGGGTTGGTAAGATTACTTTGTGTATAAAATTTATTAGTAGCATCTAATACAGCTTTATTTGCATATAATGTAAGTGTATATGTTGTAAAAGGACAAGCATTTGATGCTGGAAACGATGCAGTTGGATTAAATAAAAATGTAAATAATTGAGTAGTTGTGGTAGTTGTTGTTGGTGGTACTGTGGTTGTTGATGTAGTTGTAGGGGCTGCTGTGGTACTTGTTGTTGTTGTAGGAGGTAGTGTTGTGCTTGTAGTTGTGGTTGATGTTGTTGAAGTTGTTGATGTTGTTGTAATAGTTGCTGGTACCAATAAATCTACACTAGTTGTACAAACTCCTTTAGATACAACTCTAATGTAGTTTGTACCAGCTGGAACAGCATCTGTAGAATACCCAGCAAGCAACTGTGTTTTAGTCACATTTGATGCAAAAGCACAGCAAAAAGGAGGCACAGTCGCATCTGAAAATAGATCGAACAATGGGCCTGTATCTGCTCCTAGTGTTGTAAATTTTATAACTACGTTCATATTAATATTCTGTTACTATCAATGTACTTCCTATATTCATTTGAGCAGCACTGGCATTAACCTCAGAGGCAAATTGAACTTCAAAAACTCCAGAGGTAGCACATACAAAAAGCATAATTCCTCCCATATAATGAGGAGTGTTAATTGAGCCAACACCTGATGTAGTCATACTACTTCCTACTGTAAGATTACTGGCATCTATAGCTCTTATTGCTGCTCTTAGTCCTGTTGCTACAGCGCCTATACCTATATCCCCATCCATATAACCACTGATTGTTCCAGTTCCTGAGGATAGAATGACACCCCAGCTCCCTCCTGTTGTGGTTACGACAGATTGGTATGTGGCAATTATTTCTACTCTATATTTTTTTCCAGCTGTCACAGGAAATGTCCATCCAGGTATTGTAGTTCTGTTATTGGAAGTACTTGAAAGTGGAGCAACTAAAGAATTTGTAGTAGACACTTGTGCAGGAACAGAGATAGTGGTACTTCCTCCTATAGGAACAAATGAACTATTAATGGTTATTCCTTGGCTAGCTACATACTCTTTTGTTATAATTGATTTTCCATCTCCTCCTGTTATTAAAGCATTGGTTTGAAGAGGCAGTCTTGATAAGAAGTTAGTTTCTGATATGAATCTTTGATTACCAACACCATCTGAAACTATAACTGTATTCTCAAGAGCAGCTGCTAAACTACTCACCTTACCAACAATTACATTACCATTACCAGTAGTTATACCAGTAGTATTACCATTGTTTGGAGCAAGAATCATATTGTTATTACCAGTGGTAATACCAGAAGGTGCAGCAAAACCAGTTGTAGCAACTATAACATTCTGACTACCTGTAGTAATAGCACTACCAGATTGCATACCTATGGCAATATTCCATATTCCAGTAGTTGAAGCATATAGTGCAAGGTCACCAATAGCAGTACCATTTCCATTAGTATTACTATACAAAGCCCAAGCACCAACAGCAGTACATCTGTGTCCAAATACATTTGAACCATTATTACCAACAGTATAATAAAGAGCATAAGCACCAACAGCAACATGTTGTTCACCATATTGATTAGAGTATAAAGCTTGTACGCCTACAGCAGTATTATATTTTGCTGAAGTGTTACCATACATTGCTTGCATACCAAAAGCTGTATTATCAACACCAGTGGTATTAAGTAATAAAGCATCTTCTCCAAAAGCAGTATTATCAATTAAAGCTCCTCCACCACGATTTGTTAGAGATGTTGTGCTCATCCTCAAAGGAGACTGTACATCAGTATTATCAGAGATAATCTTCATTGTAGTATCTAAAGGAGTTCCATCTAATGTTTTCAATGAACCATCAGAACCACCACTAGCACTACAAAGTTTTTGATCTAGCTTCTGCAGGATAACAGTAAAATTATCATTTGTAGCAATACCAGCACAAGACAAAGTTGGTCCTGTATAAGAAACATTTTCTGACTTTATGTTCTTACAAGCACAAGGAGTTCCATCTGGATTACAATCTGGAGAAAGAATATACCACATTGTCTTAGTTATTAAGGAATGTACATTATATAATATGCACCTTTTCCTGGTTGAATATTAGGGTGTCCTTCTCCAGCTCCTGCAGCTGTTGCAGTTGCAGTGATGTTTAATCCTATTGAAGCTGGTTGTAAAGTTATGTTTCTTTCTCTAAATGTGTTACCACCACCCTCAAAACCACCACCACCAGCAATATTTGGTCCAATATATGGACCAGCTGCAGTACCAGCGTGATTATGGGGAGTTTGGTTAACAATTACATTGACAGCATGACTATGGTTAGGCATCTGATTTGTTGTCAAAGGAACAGTGTTTATTCCATAGATAGGTCCATTTATCTCATATACAGGATTTCCAGGTTTAGTAGGATCTGTTTGAAGCTCGTAAGGAGCTGGTGCCATATCAGTTGAACCAACTATTACCAAACCTCTCAAGTCAGGAATTCCAGTTTTACTTCTTCCCTGACAGAGATAAATATTTTCCCAAGTACTACCAGGAATACCAACACCATTAATATCAAAAGCACCATTAGGTATAAAGAATATAGGATAGGCTACCCAAGGAATCATCCTTGAGGAATATTTAGTAGATACAGCCTGTCCAGATATATAGGCACCAATGATGGTATCTAACTCATCTGTTCTGGTGTAATTAACGTGTAGGTCTTCTTCTACTAAACATATTTTAGTTAAAGCAGCCTGAACAACATCATGGGTATCTGTAGAAGAAGTCACCCCTGTTATACATGCAGGTATAGTATAGTCAGCATTTAAAGCAACTAA